GTGTTGTTGAAATTTAGTCAGCCGTGACAGTATAGCCTTTGTGGTTTCTGAACCACTCAGCCATCCTTTCATTTACGCCAACCGCCTTGCCATTTGCAAAGGCAACGCCGCCTGCGCCAACGCCGGTGAAATTGTTTTCAACTGTAACAGTGAAGGTCTTTGCCTTTTTAGGGGCTTTCTTCTTGGGTTCCTCAGCAGTTTCATTTGTGTTCTGTTCGCCCTTGGTATCGGGCTTCTTGTTGGTATCAGCCATTGTTTTTCATCCTTTCTTATGCAATCTTGATGTTACGGAGAACACCAGCGTGCTGTGTGTTCTTCAGAACGGTTGCGGCAACAAGTTCAAGTTCCGCATCCTTGACCGGGTTCGGCTTGCTGAAATCAGGCAAGAAGGATTCAATGACGGAAGAACCGTTCATTGTGATACCATGGAAGCCGTCATTCACATCAAACTTGACACCATAGATGTCAGTTACGCCGGTAACGGAAGAACCGCCGATGGTCTTTGTAGCAATGGGAATGACCGCATTTGCGGTTGCATGACCATCTGTGACGGTGTAATGGTTCTTCATGTCGATGAAACGCAGACCATCGAGGCTGATGACCTTCTTGCCGAACGCCTGTTCAGATTCGGTCTTGTAGCCAAGGATTCTTGCCACCGTCTGAATCTTGGAAATCATCTTGGTGTTCATCAGAAGCGCATCGGCATCTGTTTCAGCCGCAAGAATGGTCAGCTTTTCATAAAATTCATCAGCGTTCTGCTTCAGTGCCGTCATGGTGGAAATGTCGATGCTTCCATTGGCGTTGTACTCGGTGGTTGTACCTGCAACCATCGAATCAAGACCTTCAAATTCGGGATGGTCACCGCTTGCAGTTGTCACTGCATCGCCGTTGATCAGCGTGTAATTGAAAAGGGATGCAACCGCCTTGATGTGTTCTTCAAGCTGATAGGCAAAGTTGTTGAAGCGACCGTTCGCCTTGTTCAACACTCTGTCAATCTGAATCTTGCCGCCCATGATCGCAAGCTGTGCAACAAACTGTTCAACAGTTGCTTCCGATGCGGTATATCCACCATACAGCTTTCTGAACTCTGCAAGCGCAGGAAGAACCTTTCTGACATAGGTGTAACGCAGGGTGCTGTTGCCGCCGCCCTCTGCTACACAATCATCAAAGGGAAGCAGTGTCAGAATTTCCGATTCCCTGTAAAAGATGTCAACGATCTTGTCGAACACCTTGTCATTCATTGCGACCTTGATCTGTTCAAGTGTCATTGCCATAATCAATCATCCTTTCATTCCGCTGTTTGCGGATTGTATTTTAATTCAAGGGCTTCTGCAAGTGTTTTAGGCTCTGAACCGCCCTCATTGTGTCCATCACCGTTGGGAAGTTTGTTTTCGTCAATCTTCTTTTTGGATTCCGTTGAAAAATGCTGTGGGTACTGTGTTTTCAAGGCGGCAATGGTGTCATCAATACCCTTGATTTTGCCATCATCACCAAGGGTAACTTCACCCTTTTCCTTAATCTTGAAAGTCAGATAATCAACATCAGTGACTTTTGCTTCAAGCAACGCCACTTTCAGTGCCGCATCGACCTTGGTCTGCTGAAGCTCTTTTTCCATCTGCTGAATCTTTCCTTCATACTCGGTGATCTTGCCCTGCAAGGCTTCATTGCCTTTGCTGTCCTTCTTCAACTGCTCAATCAGGGTGGTGGATTCACCGTGCTGTTTGGTCAGGGCATCAAAATCACCTTTCAATTTGCCATAGCGCACATCAAGGTTTTCTTCCGATGCCGTGAAGATTTTATTCTGCTTCATTTCACCGATGACGGATTCAACCGCCGTGTCATCCAGTCCCTTTGCTTTCAAGATTTCCTGTAATGTCATTTTGTTCATCCTTTCAACTACAATTTTTACAAGTTATGTCTTGATTGAAATACCTCTCTTTTACATCTGACCTTTGAAGATGAAAAATGGTATGAAAAAAGCACCCTTGCAGGTGCTTCAATCAGTAAAGTGCATCAATGATGGTGTCCGTCTGATATACATGATCATTGTCCAAACATTCTTGGATTCTTTCAATAACCACATCATCAGATTCCCCCATCATCAAAAAAATAGGGAAGTTCTCTTGGAATTTTTCTGCATATTCCAATAATTTTTTATCAAGCATTTTGTCATCCTTTCAATAAGAACTGCAACATTTCTTGAAATACCCCATAAGATTTAGGAAGATATTTTTGAATGGTTGCAAGGCTTTCAGGTGATGCAAAGGTTGAATCCATCATTTCTGCAAAGGCTTCTGTTGCAAGACCATCAGGAACACCATCGTGTGTTCTATCCGACCAATATTTTTTGCCGTGTCCAAAGCCACAACAAATTTTGCCATTCGTTGCACCTTCCAAGATGTCTGATAAATCAGCCCTTGCCGCTTGGGGAAGTTGTCTGACTTCTCGTTCAACCGCCTTATATGCCATAGCTTTTGAATACTTTGGTTCACCATACCAAGACCAAGAACCTGATGTTTCATAAGACTGCTTTGCAGATGCAGAAATAAATCCGTGATCATACAACCATTGTGCATCCGTTTTATGTGCTTCAAATTCAGCTTTCAACTGTTTGCCAACGGCTTTGACCTTTTCCTGAACTTCTGCTTTGATGGTTGCAGGGAACTTTCCGTTTTCATAAGCGGCTGAAAAATGCACCGCACCCCATGAACCACCTTGAATTTCTCCCCTTGCAAAGGAATCTATTGCATGACCTGATTCGTGAAACACTACTTGATATGGTTTGTCCCATGAATTGCCTTTTGCACATTTATCAATGTCAAGGTGGATGCTTCCACCACGATCACAATATGCCCTGTTTGATGATGAACCAACTTTGATTCTATCTTCATACTTTGCCCAAACCTGAACCGCATCTTTATCAGAACAACCATCAATAATGTCGTGAATTGCATCATAATGTTTCTGACCATAACCGGTTGCCAGTTTGGATGATGGATTTCTTTTTATTGTAACACCGGGTTGTGTTGCCTTCAAGTATTTTTGTTCAAAATCTTTGAACCCTGAACATTTAATGAACCCACCATCTTCATTGTTCCATTTCTGATAGGGGTCTTTATCCTCATAGGTCACTTCACCGGTGTTGGGGTCAACCTTTTCTTTCAACGCCCATTTTGCCCTTTGGAGAAGGCAACACCGACAGTTGCAATCTTCAGCGGCAATGCCAAAGGCACCGGGCGCATTGACCTTCATTCCAGAAACTTCAAAGGCTTCATCAAGTTCTTTGACTTGACCATCAAGCAATCTGTGATTCGGTCTTGTTTTGCCGTCAAGGGTGGAATCCCACTGCTTGACAATATCCGCACCCTTTTTCTTTGCCGCTTGCATTGCATCAAGCCTTGATTCATTTTGAACCCTGTGTCCTTCCGTCCGGGCAATCAGCATTGACCTATTCATATCAGATTGACCATAATCAGAAATGTTCCGGGCAATGTCAGCATAGGTCATTTGTGTTGCAAGACCTCTTTGCAACTCGGTTTTGACCTGTTCTTTCAATAGCTTGGTATTCACACCAAGTTTGTTTGAAAGTTTGAAGTCATCACCGGTCTTTTGAACCGCCTTGATCACTTGTTTTTGGTCAATCGGGATGGTCAGTGGAACACCCTGCCCCTGCCAGTCATACGCAGTGCCGATGAAGCCGGTCTGATAACAGGTGTTGAGATAATCGGCAATAGTTGTGAAGTTATTGCCCTGAAGCGTGTCAAGGATGCCTGAAATCTGTGCTTCCAACTGTTTTTGAAATTCAAGCTGATAGGCTTTTGATTGTGTCAGCGGATTTGCTTGCAGTTCCTTGATGTTCCTTCTGATTCTCGCAAGGGCTGATGTATAATTGCTTTCAAGCCGCTTCATTACAACCTGTTCATCGTGCAAAGTTGCCTGATAAACTTCTTTTTGACGGCTATTCATCAACCACCACCGCCTTCATCGTCCACCTGCTCATTTGCAAGGGTTTCCGATGCGCTGTTCAGATCAACAACAGGATTCTGTTCAACCTTTGCCTTGACATCCTCAAAATCAAAATCGAACAGGTCACAAATAGCCTGAAGAACTGTGTCATTGTCAAGCCTTGCCGCCGCATTTAGAATGATATTCAGCTTGATTTGTTCGGTTTCAGCTTCTGTTTTCTCAATCTGTGCATTGTCTGAAGCGTTGGTCATTACCTCACGTTCAAATTCAAAGTAAACATCATTCAACTGATAATCAGTTTCATTGATGTCATTGATTTCCTGCAAAGCAACCTTGACCAACTTCTTCAAAAATGCCCTGACTTTGGTTTCAAGTTTATTGCACTTCAAATCCAACAGGGCATATCTTGACTTGATGACAATGTTTGTGATGTTTCCATCACCAAGCTGTGCCGCATTAAAGCCCATACCAAACTTGTATATGTTCTTTTCGTCAATCTCCAATTTCTTGACCCTTGCATCATAGGGCAAATCAACCGTCTTGACATCAACATCACCATCAGGTTCAACGCCGATGTGCTTTTTGGTTTTGATGTTCTGTATCAGTTCTTCCATGTTGTCACCTTGGAAGCCCTTGACTACATACAAGGCTTCTGATACATCTTGCAGGTTATTTGACAGACCGCAAGCCATCAGATCATAGTCATCAATTAAAGCCTTGACCGGGTTTAGATGACTTGTCTGCTTTCGGTTGGCATCCAGTCTGAAGAATGGGATGAAATCAAAGGAATCACCGAACTTGCCTTCTTCATTGTCCTTTTCATAGACAATGTGTGGTCTTGGGTTCAAAGGTTCATCCTCATCAAGGGTTATTTTATCTGAATCGACCTGAACATAATATGTGACCTGTTTCTTGTCCCACACCTGAATCCGCTTGATTTCTTTCTTGCCTTTGTCAATGCGGTCAGTGTAGATATATATGACATATTCGTTGTGGTCATCTGTGTCCTTTTCCTTGACCTTAACAACACCCATTGCATCAGCGTATTGGAAGGAAATGCGGTCATCAGCGTTCTTATAGGCGTACATATCACCAAAACCACATTTGCACACATCAGTCAGGGTGTCAGAAAATTCATCTTTGAAATCATCACCAAAATATAAGTCAAGCTGTTCTTGCAGTTCAGGAATGTCCGATTTGACAAAGCCTTCCTTGCCGGACAGCATATATTGAACACACTGATCAACCAGTTCGGTGAAGAAAGGATGACAAATCTTGATGTTGCTTCTTGTTGTATCTTCAACCAACTGCCCATTTGCGTTGAAGTAGTACAATTTATAGTTCAAAATATCGTGTTTTCCTTCATAATACCTTGAACCGACCTTTGCACTTTGCTTTCTTGGGCTGTTTGCATCGTCCTGAATCAATCTGCTGATTTCGTCTATTGTAAGCATCTTTTTTCACCGCCTTTCTGCATAGAATTTATTGTGTAATAAAACAGTAATTCACATAAATTCAGGTTTTATGTGAATTACTGTTACTACCGTGTTACTAATACAACCATTTGTTATTCCTGATATACTGTTCAAGACCATAGCGCATTGCATCCATCAAATGGTTAAAATCATCAATGGGAACATTCCGCTTGTTTCCAAACTTGTCTTTTTCCCAAGTGTAGTTGCTGATCTCGGTCAGGAAATTCACACACCGGGGATGAATGATGGTGCAATCCTGAATCCATTGGATGCCGTTATTGACACTATCCTTGCCCTTTTCGGCACCCTTGACCCTCATTCCATAGCTTTTCAACTCTGCATTTGACTTTGGTTCTGCTGATTCAGCGGTAAATCTATCTTTACCATAACCCATCTTGCAAAGGGTATCATATATCTTTTTGTTTGATAGTCCCTTTTCATACATTTCATCCCACACATAGATTGTGTGTGTTTCAAGGTCAACAAAACCAATGAAGGCGGCTGATGGGTCATTCGTGAAACCATAGTCAAGACCAAAGCCTGACTTCAAATCAGGGTGTTGTTCTTGAATTTGTTTCAGGCTGAACATCTGTTCATGCCAATTTTCATAGACAAGACCATCAACAATGCCCCAGTCACCAAGACCTGCAACCCGGTATCTTCTCGGATTCTGTTTCTTCATCCGTTCAAACACCTTCTTGTCAGCTTCATCCAACCATTCATTGCACAAATAGTTGGTTGTGATCGCAAGAATATCAGGGTCAGGTGGTGCATCAAAAAACCGCTTTTTTATCCAGTGATGTTCATTCCAAGGGTTGAAGGTCAGGGTGATTTGTTTGAACAATCCTTCCGGTACTTCACCACGGATTGATTCATCAATGGTGTCAAAGTCTGATTCCTGCATTATTTCATAAGCTTCTTCAATCCAAAGCCAACAAAGGACACCCACATCAACTGTGATTGATGTGACCTTCAAGGGGTCATCCAGTCCCCTGAAGAATATCTTTTGACCGGTTTCTACATTGACAATTTCAAGGGGTGATTCTTTTGCCACCCATTGATTTTGCAATCCCAGTCTGTTGATAGCCCACTTCAATTCTGTAAAGCAGGAATCTTTCAAAGTTCTGAATGTCTTTCTGATCACAAGAAGATTTGCTTTTTTGTATTTCTCTTTTGAAAGATTTGCTATATACCACAAAGCAGAAGTCTTTGATTTCTTGGATGCTCGGGAACCTTTGACAATTCTGTATCTACCCTTGAACTTCCAGAAATCATTATAGCCTTTACCAACAATCTGTGACATCCTCAATCTTGAATCAGCCATCAGATCACCGCCTATTTATGACACAATATGTGCTGAACCACTTTGAACAGGGGAAAGAAGGCTGTTTTGTTACTAACCTGATACTATTCATCAAGGTCATCAACAATCACAACCTTTGTTCCACCATCCACATTGATTTTGTCGGTGAATAAACCAAAACGCTTTCCAAGCAGTTCAGCGGCTTTCAAGCGTTCTTTTTCATCGGGTGCCTTGCTCATTCTTCTTGCAGTTGAACAACCTTCACCTTCACCTTCGATGACCACAACCTCTGCTGTGGATTCACCACGCATCACGGAAGTCAGGTATTTGATGACTTCATCGGCATCCGCAATCTTTGCATCGTGCAGTTTTTTCAGTTGTTCATCAATATATTCACGAAGGTCAGGTTTCGTCAAGTTTTCCTGTCCTATCTGTTTTGCGCTATTTGGGGAATATCCTGCACGAATTGCCGCCTGTTTTGCATTGCAGTCAATCAGGTATTCATCACAAAATCGTTTTTGCTTATCAGTCATCAAATTCACCTGCCTTTCAACGAAAAATCACCACCAATGATGCCCAAAGGAGTAAACAACATCATTGTGTGGTGATTTAGATAAAATTTCTAATTATAATTATATTATAATTGAATAGTAAATTTCAATAAACTTTAGTTGGTTGTTTTCATTACTCGGTCAAAAGAAATCAGTGCATCCCTGTGAATTTGATGAACCCACTGCACTGTATATCCCATTTTATCAGCAATTTCATTCCAAGAATAAAACAGAATGTATCTGTATTGCAGAACACATCTTTGTGTGTTGTCCTGCATCTGTTCAAGAAAATATCTGATTTCCGTTTTCAGATCAACAAATCTGTCTACTTCTGAATTGATATGTGCTTCAAGATCAACAATTTTCTGCACCGGATTCACAAAGGGTGCTTGCTGTTTATGACCGCCTGAAGGCATACCGGACAAAGATGGTGAAGGAACAGACAAAGCAAGCTGTTTCAATTCACTTAATTCAGCAAGATCAGCATCAATCAGCGCATCAAGTCTATATGCTTGTTTCAAATATTGTTTTACTGTCATTTCATCACTTCCTTTCATCGTCAAAAAAGGTAACAGGTAACAGGTAACACTTATTCTCTTATATTCTTTATTTTTTGGGGAATAATAAAATTTTTATGATTAAAAAATTAAATTATTCGACAAAAGAAGATTTTTAGTGTTACCTGTTACCCTAACTACAACAACATCAGTATTTATGCGGCTTTTTAGGGGTAACACTTAGGTAACACTTTTTGCATTATAACAGCATTTTCCATCTTGAAAAGCACCACATTCTTCTTTTTGACACTTCACAAACTCTGCTGTGTTCTGTTGTGCTTCCATCCAAGATGTCTGCTGACCGTTTTCATCATAGGTCATTCGGGTCTGTGTTACCACTTTTCTGTTCACGGCATAGGGGCAAATCACTTCACATTCACCCCCCCCCCTAACGATAGTCAGATGCTTTGAAGCAAAGACTTGAATCAAATGT